GACGACCTGCGGTTCCTGCAAGGCGGTGAAAACCAATGGGACGAGCGGGCAGTCCAGACCCGCAAGGCTCAACAGCGTCCGATTATCACGGTCAACACGCTGCCGACGTATCTACATCAGGTGACGAACGATCAGCGGATGAACAGCCCGTCGATCAAGGTTCATCCGGTTGACGATGGGGCGGATGTTGAGACGGCGAAGATCAGGCAAGGGCTCATCCGGCATATCGAATACGACTCCAACGCGGACGTTGCTTACGATCGTGCGGTAAACAGTGCGGCGGCTATAGGTAAAGGCTTCTGGTACTTATTCCCCGAGTATGAGTCTGAGGACAGCTTCAATCAGAAGCTGGTCATCAAGTCCATCCGCAACGCCCTGTCCGTCAAGATCGACCCTCTAAGTACTGAGCCTGATGGCTCGGACATGCAGTACGCGTTCATCGAAAGTCTGATGGACAAGGGCGAGTTTAAACGCCAGTACCCGAACGCGAGTGCTAACAATTCCGGGTTATTCAGCGATGGCACTGCCGACTATGCGCAGTGGATCACCGATACGTCGGTTCTCGTTTGCGAGTATTTCTACATCGATAAGACAGAGGCGACGGTTGTTCAGTTATCGGATGGGGATACGGGTTTCAAAGACGAACTGAACATGGATGCGATATCCGTGCAGGGTGTGTCTATCGTCAAGGAGCGCAAGGGCGCTCGATCTAAAGTCATGTGGTGCAAGATCACTGCAGTAGATGTGCTTGAAAGAACCGAGATCAAATGCAAGTGGATACCCGTATTCCCAGTCTATGGCGATGAGATAGACATCGAGGGCAAGGTAACAAGGGCTGGGATTATCCGCAATGCTAAAGGGCCGGCACAGTCTTACAACGTGATGATGACTGCCGCTACCGAGGAAGTGGCTGCACGTACCAAGTCTCCGTACATCATGGCCGAGGGGCAGGACGAAGGATGGGAGGACGAGTGGGACACCTCCGCGACTGTGATGCGAGCGACCCTGCATTACAAGCCCGTTGCACTGGGCGACAAGCTAGCACCGCCTCCCCAACGACAGCCGATGGCCGATGTTCCTACCGGAATGCTGGCGATGGCCATGCATTCCAAGGACAACATTAAGGCTACGACTGGGCTATTTGATTCTTCCCTTGGAGCAAAAGGCACTGCGACCTCGGGAATACAGGAACGAGAGCAGCAGCAGCAGGGCGACATGGCCAATTTTCACTATGCGGACGGGCTGAATCGCACGCTGAGACATGAAGGCCGTTGCATCAACTGGATGCTGCCGTATTACTACGATGCTGAGAGAACGGTACGGATCTTGGGCGAGGACGATACCGCCGAGTACGCGACGATCAATCAGCAACTGGACCCGCCGCAGGTCGATGAAAAGACCGGGGCTGTCAAAACCGTGCTCAACGATATGTCGGGCGGTGAATATGACGTTACCGTGACTTCGGGGCCGAGCTACAGCACGCTCCGTCAGGAATCTGCTGAAGCGATGGGCAACATCATGGCCAAGAATCCCGCGGCCTGGGCTGTCTTTGGTGACTTGTACGTCAAGTCTCAGGACTGGCCGAACGCGGACAAGATCGCAGCCCGAGTTAAAAAGACGATCCCGCCTAACCTTCTTGAGAACGAGGAGGAGAGTGAAGACGCACCGCCACAGGTTATTCAGACGCCACAGGGACCGCTGCCTGTCGCTCAAGTACCTCAGATGCTTGCCGAGCTCCAAGGACAGCTACAGCAGACCTCAGAAGCTCTCCAGAAGGCCCAGGCGGACAAGCAGCAGTCCGAGGTCATGAAGCAACAGAACGCGCAGGGCAGTCTTGCTCTGGATGCCGAACGGTTGAAGATCGAACAGTTCAACGCCGAGACCGAACGGTTCAAAGCCGAGGCGGACGCTCAGAAGGCTGAAGCCGATCGGGCTAAGTCTGAAGCCGAACTACTCCTAACCCATCAGCAAATCCAGATCGACGGAAAGATGGCCGAACTCGAAGCCATCAACGGCGATACGACAGCCTTTGATGCATGGAAAGCCACGCTCGAATCCGATACCAAGATCATGGTGGCCAACATCATGGCCCGTTCGGCCGAACGTAAAACCGCCATGTCCGCACAGTCCGCGCTTGAGAAAGCGTCGATATCCTCGAAGAAAAAGGAAACGCAATGATCCGCGTTACGGTCACGAAACCTAACGTGTTCGATGGCTTCGGGCGGTTAATGATCCCCGGCACTATTTACACGGTGGATACGGACTTCGGCCTAAGCCTGCTGGAGCAAGGAAAGGCCTTCGACACCGATGCTTCGCTGGGCTCCCCGGGCGTTGAGTTTGCCAGCCCGAGCTACATCCTTTTCAAGAACGCCGCCGCCATCGCTTCTCCAACACAGGCGATGCTCAATGACATCAGCGCCACTTATGCGTTGGATGTTCCGCCTTACACGCGATACCAGAGCAACGGTACGGCTTTGGTCGCTATCGGCAGTGGTGGGCCTGTAATTCCATCAGACCCTGGTGAGGGCGACTTAAACACGCACGACTTCAATACGCGCTACGGCGGTGTGGCCGATGGGGTAACCGACAATCTCGCGGCCTACAATATCTATCTCGCCTACGTGCTCGCTGAAATAGCGGCCGGTCGACAGGCTAAAGGGTTGAGGTTCGGGGTCGGCTCGTACATGTTCTCAGGCACGCTGATTGTTGCGACCCAGCTTTTCGGCTGTAACTCGCTGTTTTTCTCGCAAGTCAGAACGCCGCCGCCCGATATGTTTTATTTTAACGGCACAACGCGGCTGCACTTTCCGTCTTTACCCCCCAACACCGCCTGCGTTTCAACCCCCTCAGACTGGCCGGTTCGAGCGCAGGGTGTGCGGATTATCGATCTTGATATCGTGGGACCAGGGCGGGCCGTATCAGGCTCTCGCGGCATCTACACGAGGCCTAACCAGGGCGCTGCATTCACTGCCATTTACGGGGCCGCTAACGGAACGGTAGGCCTGTTCCTCATGCAGAACGTGTTTGTGTCTGATGTCGAAACGGGTGTCGATTGGGTAACGGTGTCAGGGGTTGGACTGGCAGCAGACAGCCCGGTCATGGACCGCTGTCACATCTCGGATGTGGTTGACTGCATTAACGGCGGGCAGAGCGAGTGCAGGGTGGTCAACAGCATTTTCTGGCGCTGGACGCGCTATATCTGGAACTGCAACGGGTCGGCTTCTGCGCAGGGCATGCCTGGGCTTTGGTTCATCGATAACGAAGTGGCGCCGAGTTCCGCGAGTGATACGAACGTTCGAGGACTTGTTTTCAATGACGTGTATTACTTCAAGGTCTCAGGCAACCAGTTTTACCTGGGGATAACTGACTTCATCAATCTTCAGGGTAGTACTTCGTTCGGGACCATCACAGACAATTCCGGGGAACTCTACGGGGGCGCAATTCGGGTCAACAATCCCGCAGTTGATACCGTGCACAGCATTACGATCAGTCAGAACGCGTTCGTGGGGCAAGCAGGTGCTGTGACTTCTGGCGTTTCAATCATTGACCTTCGTACCGCAGACCCTGACGGGCATTTTGCGGTCAGTAACAACATAGTCTGGGGCGGGCCGCTGATTCATTTTGCGATCGACGCCAATAAGCATAACAGCGTCGAGGAAAACAACATCTTCCGGCAGTTCTGCTACGGAAGCCCTGCAAGTGCGACGGTGCAAACCATCGAATCGACGTTACAGCTTGAGAACTGCCAGGCCACGATGGTGCTGGAAAACACAACGACCCTGCAACCCAATCTGCCGAGCATGACTGGGGCTAACGCGGGTTACCTGCTACCGATCAAGAAACGTCTGTTTAACGGCACATCGAGTGCGTTTGTATTCGCATCGAACATGAGCCTGCAGTTCTCTCCTACGGTTTACACGCTGGTGGTGCTGTGCAATTTCTCTGCGGCGGGTGCGATGGCCGTGTACACAGAACTGACCTCAGGATCGAATCCCAGAGTAGCAATACGTAAGACTGCCGCCAACTTCTTAGAGGTTGACGTACGAGGCTCTGACGCGGGTGCTACGTCAACCCTGACGGGATCGGTCGTCATTCCCTTGAATGAGATCGTATTGCTCGGGATTTCGTATAGCACTACTGCAAACGCATTCAGGATCGCGGGGCGTGGAGATACTTACACCGATGATGCGAACTCGGCCCCCGGCCTTACTGCGGTCTCAGCAACGGCTGCTTTAGCGGGGACGCCCAACTTCGGCGGTGCGGCGCTAGGGTCTCCCAATTTCAACGGTGTTGGGTACTTGGCCCGCAAGTACAGCGGGACTGGTGGAAATGCCAGTGCTGTGCAGTTCACCGCGATATGGGATGCCATCAAACAAAGATTTTAACGAAAGGGCTTGCAAGCTATGGAAGAAACTGTTACAACAGGCGCGCAGGTTGATGTTGAGCATGTGGTAGAACCGCTGATCGACGTCGACCCTCCCGCCAAACCCGCGCCCGCTGCGGAGGAACAGAAAACGGATACCGTCGAGGGCGAAGCTCCCCCGAAAACCGAAGTAGAGACGACCGAGCAGCAGGAAGCTCACAAGCAATCTAAATTCCAACGTAGGCTAGAACGGCAGAAGACCGCCCGTATCCAGGCTGAAACTAGAGCGCAGATAGCTGAAGAGCGGCTTGCAAAGTTCGAAGCGCAATCCAAGCAACAGCCGGAAGGCGAGCCTAAGCGTAATGATATTGACCCGGAAACGGGTGAGCCGTACGACTACGATGTATTTTTGCGGCGCGTATCAAGGTGGGAAGCGAGGCAAGTAGGCATCGAAGAACGTAAGGCAGAACGCGAGGCCCGCCAAGGCCAGGAAAAGCAGACGCAATTAACCGAGCAGCAGCGTAAGTTGGCTGATACCTGGTTAGAGCGTGAGAAACAGTTTCAGACCTCGACTAAGGATTATGGCGACGTTGTAAAGCCGTTTGTAGATAGCCCAGAAGGATTGGGCGCATTCTCAGACATGGCTAGAACAGCGATGATCGAATCCGAGTTAGGCCCGCAACTGCTGCATTACCTGGCCTCGAATGAGGATGTTTCCGAGCGTATTGCGGACCTGTCTCCACCTCAGCAAGTCAAAGAGCTTGGGAAACTAGAAGTCAAGTTATCGACTCCTGTCCCCAAGAAAACATCAAGCGCACCCGCACCACCGACCCCTGTTAGTCAAGGCCGATCCGCACCCGCGGGTTACTCTGAAAACATGAGTGACACCGAGTATGCGGCCTGGAGAAAAACACAAGGAGCAAGGTGGGCACGGTAATTTAATGTAGGGCAGGGCCACGCCGGGAAGGCGTCGCGATCCTGATTTTAAACGGAGCTTCACATGACCAATACACTGGTTACCAGCAGCATTGTGGCGCGCGAAGCACTCGCGATCCTCAAGAACATGCTGTCGTTTTCCGCGAATGTAAACCGCGAATACGAGGACGACTTCTCGGGCGCAATGAACAAGGGTTATGCGCCTGGCATGACCATCAATATCAAGAAGCCCCCGCGCTATCAATACCGCGCCGGCCGGGTTGCTGTACCACAAGCAACTGTTGAGACGACTGTCCCGCTGACCCTCTCTCAGGGTGGTGTGGATATTAACTTCACCAGTGCCGAGCGCACGCTTTCATTAACGAAGCTCGAAGACAAGATCGCGGCCGCGATTGCGCCCCTGGCGAACGAAATAGACCGCCAAGGTCTGCAGTTAGCACATTACTCCAGCTTCAACGCGATCAACCCTGCTGGTGCTTTGCCGGTGACTCAGGCGGCTGCATTGCAGGTCATTACTGATGCCAACGCAAGGTTGGACGAGAACGCCGCACCTCGCGACCAACGTCGCGCCCTTATCAGCAATCCGAAGTTAAACGGTGCGCTGGTTCAAGGTCTAGCCGGACTGTTCAACAGCCAGGCCAAGCTTTCCAAGCAATACGGGTCGGGTCTTTTGGTCGACTCCCTGGGTTTGAACATGGGGATGGACCAGAACGTCGACGTGCACACCAACGGGACGCAATCGGTTGCAGGCACCAACGTAGCCGGTGCAGGTCAGGTTGGCGCTGCGATCACTGTGGTAGGTCTTGGCGGCACGATCACCCGAGGCACTATCGTGACTTTCCCCGGTGTATTTGCGGTCAATCCTCAGTCGAGACAGTCAACCGGAACGCTTGCTCAATTCGTCGTCACTGCCGACCTTCTGGCGGCTGCGACCTCGATCCCGATCAGCCCATCGATTGTGACCTCCGGCAATTTCCAGAACGTCACTGCCAGTCCTACCACTGGAGCGCCGTTCCTGATTGTTGGAGCAGCTTCTATCGGGTATGGCACTGGCGTCGCGTTTCATAAAGACGCCTTCACGTTGGCGATGGTGCCTATGTGGAAACCCGAAGGCGGAGTAGGCGCTAAATCCTCGCAGCGTTCAGAGGATGGCTTCACGCTGAAAGTCACTGAGGGCTACGACATCATCAATGACAACTCGATCATGCGGATCGACGCGTTGTTCGGATGGGCGGCAACGTACCCGGAACTTTCCGTCAAGATTTACACGGTTTAAGGAGAACTCACATGACTGTACTACTCAATCGTCCTTACTCTGGCTACCTGTCCGGTTCGTACGCTAACTTCGATACCAGCACCGAAGCCGCTTTGATCGCTCAGGGCATGGCCTCTACTGCCGCTGTTGCAAGTACTTCTACGGGCCCGGTGATCGCCAATACACGCTCTGGGATAGCCGCTATTCCAATCGGCGCCTCGTCTGTTGTGGTCACCAATAACTTTGTGGACCCCAGTTCCGTGATCTTCGCCTGCATTTCACAGGCGGCTGCGGACGGCACATTGCTGCGTGTGGAACGCGTCCTCTCTGCTGCCGGCTCTTTCACCATCTACGGTACTGCGAACGCCACTGCAATCACGCTCGTCAAGTGGGCGATTGTGGGCTACGGCGGCGACTCACCGACCAACTAAGGAGACGACATGGAATATCCAAAGGTCATGACCATAGAAGCTACAGGTCAATCGGTGGTGGTTGCCAACGAAGCGCAGGAAAAGGCTTTGCCGAGCGAATACGGTGGAAAAGCTAAAGGCAAGTCCTATGCCGACATCGCGGCTGCTGAGAAGGCTGAAACCGAAGAAGGCCGCGCCGAGTTGAAGAAGGCCAAAGACGACGACGAAGACAAGCACGAAAAGCACCACAAGAAAAGCTACTAAGGAACGATCATGGCGCAAATATTAATCAACACCGGCACCACTGCCGGGGATGGTACTGGCACGCCGCATCGCACCGCGTTTCAAAGCATCAATTCGATGATGACAGAAACGTATGCGAATGTCTCTGCGAATACGGCCAATATTGCTACCAACACTTCAGACATCGCCGCCTTGGGTGGCGGGGGTGTCCGGGCGTTGGTCGGCAAAATCATCGTTCCGGTTACCGCTCCAACCGATACCTCGGAAAACATTCTGGCCACTGTCGTCATACCTGCTGGGCTTATGGGTACATCCGGCATGTTGATCGTCACGTTCCGGGTGCAGGAATGTACGGGTACTGGCACTAAAGCCTGCCGCATACGGCTGGGTGGCGCGGGTGGCGATATCGTGGGGATTCAGACGATACCGTCATCGGTCGTAGGCAACATGATGACGGTTCATATCTGGAACCTCAGCAGCACTTCTGTCCAGGCGGGTGCGGCGACTTCAACGACTTCCGGGTCTATCGGTGCCGCTTCTGCTGCCAATACTGCGGGAACTCAAAACACGGTAGGCGCTCTCGATCTCGTTATGACTCTGCAAAAGAGTACAGGCGCGGATGTCGCGAAACTGGGATTCATCATTGTTGAATTTGTAGCGTGATGCTCCGTGGCACTCTTAACCGCTGATACGGTTCTATTAACAGCCGACTCGATACTCTATACGGCTGATGCACTGTCTGATGGCGGGGGCAGTGGGGGTGCTGAGACTTTAAGGGCTGACAACGGAGAGCTGACCGCCGATTCGATATTCTACACGGCGGACGCGATCTACCTGTTGTCGGGAGATCCTGCAACCCTAAGAGCGGATAACGGAGAGCTTACAGCCGACTCTGTTTTCTACACGGCTGATGCAATTTACCTTGTCATACCGCCCATTGCCCCCCCAGTACCGCCGGAACCGATAATAATTCCAGAGGCTACTACTGCTTTAGAGATCATCGAGGATGCCTTAGGTTTAACCAATTCAGTCGGCAGTGACCAGACCTTAACGGCTAAAGAGACGAGTGACTGTCTCAGAGCCTTCAATGATCTACTGGAAGACTGGTCACTTCAGAACCTCGCTGTGTATGGCATGGCGACGCAGACGTTCAACACGATTGCGGGTCTGTCTGTGTACACCATTGGACCGGGAGGCACTTGGAATACAACAAGACCTGTCAGGGTATCGTTTGCGGCCTACTCGATGTTTGACGGCGCCACCATGCCTCTGGTGAAGATGAGCCAGGCGGAATATGACTCGATTGCAGTCAAGTCTCAAACCCAAGAGTTTCCGTCTCAATTCCTGTTCGTCAATACGTCTCCGTTAGCGCAGATAACGTTGTACCCAGTGCCTTCGGCTGTAACACCAATCACCTTAGCAATAGACCGGGTACTGCCCTATGTGGCGAGTGCGGGCACTTCGATCACCTTTCCTACAGGCTACAGAAACGGCTTTGTGTACGCCCTGGCAGTGAAGTTAGCGCCTAAGTTCGGCAAGAAGATGACGAACTACCCTGAGATTGTGGCTGAAGCCAATAGGTCTTTGGGGAACATCAAACGCGCTAACA